CTAGTTTACCATTTAGTGTAGACACTAATGACATACAATATCTAACTGCAGACGTTACTTTTAAATACACCTATTTCAAATTACTAGATAAAAATGACAAAGAACTAACACTATGAGTATTAATGAAGAATATGTGAATGAATGGCGTGAAGATGCTGTAATGGCAGATGACTTAATGGATGAGGCACGCAAAATACCTATACTACACGGTAAATGGTTAGGTAAATACCAGAAAATGGTATTGCTGAAAAAACAAGCACAGTATGATTTTCAGAAACTTTATAAAGAAAAGTATAGTTTCTATATGGGAAGAGAAGAAGAGTGCCCTGATGTAAAGATCATGAAGAATGAAGTTCCCATCTATCTTAATGCAGACGAAAAGTTAAATAGGGCACAGGCTAAGTTAGACCTATATGATACTTATGAAAAAACACTCAAAGAAATACTAAATAACATAAACAATCGTTCATTCCAAGTAAAGAATGCTATTGATTGGTTACGTTATTCTAGGGGTATAGATGAGTGATGTTCTTATCAAAAAGAAAAACGAAGTATACCTTCAACTAAAAGTACCTCCTCATATAAGTTATGAACTATCTGATCACTTCACATTTGATGTGCCAGAAGCAAAGTTCATGGATTCTTATAGGAAGAGGTATTGGGATGGTAAGATAAGATTATTTTCGCCTGCAACTGGTCAGATATATGCAGGTTTAAGAGAGTATATTGAAATCTTTTGTGATGAGAGAGGTTATCAGTATGAATATATTGATAATAAACATTTTGGTATGCCTGATTCAGAGGATGAACTTATATCTTCTGATGGAGTAAAAAGGTATGTTGATAAGTTTACTTCACTGAAAATAAGAGATTATCAATACACTGCTATCTACGAAGCATTACGTAAAAGAAGAAAGTTAATAGTATCACCTACAGGATCAGGTAAATCACTAATGATATATTCTATTGTTAGATTTTTATTTGATACTAAACAGAAAATATTGATAGTTGTTCCTACTACATCCTTAGTAGAACAATTATATAAAGATTTCTTTTCCCATGGATGGTGTGTAGATGATTATGTTCACAGGATATATGCAGGTCATGAAAAGGTTACTGACAAACCAGTTACTATAACTACATGGCAATCAGTATATAAACAAAGTAAAGTATGGTTTGAACCATTTACTGCAGTCATTGGAGATGAAGCACATCTATTCAAAGCCAAATCACTGACGGAAATACTTACTAAACTACATCATGCAAGGTATCGTATAGGATTTACTGGTACATTAGATGGTAGTAAAACAAATAAGTTAGTACTAGAAGGACTATTCGGACCTCATGAGAAAGTAGTTAACACTAATGAATTGATAAAACAAGGTCACTTAGCTAGGTTAAAAATAAAAATTATTATATTAAAGCATCCATATGCAAAGTTTGAAACTTATCATGATGAGATAGAATGGATAGTAACTCACGAAAGAAGAAATAACTTTATTAAAAAACTTGCATTAGATCTTAGTGGAAATACACTAGTCCTATTCAACTACGTAGAGAAGCATGGAGAACCACTTTATGATATGATAAATAATAGTGCATCCACTGGACGTAAAGTGTTTTTAGTTCATGGAGGTGTAGAAACCAAAGACCGTGAAGAAATTAGAAGTATTACCGAAAATGAAGACAATGCAATCATTGTTGCCAGTTACGGCACCTTCTCAACTGGAATTAACATTAAACGTCTTCACAACATTATCTTTGCATCACCATCAAAATCTAGAGTACGAAACCTACAATCAATAGGAAGAGTATTAAGGAAGGGTGAAAATAAGAATTCAGCAGTGTTATATGATATTGCTGATGATACAACTAAAGATAATAAAAGTCCCAACTATACTCTTCATCATTTATTTGAAAGAGTAAAGATATACAATCAAGAAAACTTCGACTATGAACTTATTAAAGTAAAACTTAAACAGTAACATGGATTCATTTTACGCTAGTATTAAATTCAAATCAGAGGAAGAGATCCTATGCTTTGTAAAAGAAGCAAACCCTGAGGACGATATACTTGTGATTGAAAATCCAATCTGTATTGAAGAAATAGATATTCCTGGTTTAATGCAAGGTGTGAAGGTTAAACCTTGGATGAAAGTATCACATGAGAATAGTTTTACAATATATGGAGAGGACTTATTGTGTATAAAAGAAATGAGTTCCTTTACTGCTCAATTCTATGAAACTACATTAATTAAATTAGATGAAGCAGAGAAGTTTGCTAAGATGCAAGGTCATACAAAGAAACCTCCTATTCCACAAAAGAGAACAAGAGGTCGTATACCACTAAATGAAAAAACTGGTTTGATTGGATCGGTTGATATGGCAAGAGAGTATCTAGAAACGGTCTTCCGTATAGAATTTAAGAAAGAAGATCCAGATAAAGCTTAGTATTATCCCTTAACCGTTGACACAGTTATTATACACACATTACAACCACTTGTCAAGTCCCCTAAAATATGTTATGATAGACACACTGGGATAGATACATTTAATGCCTAAAAGTAAGGAACATTACGTTAACAATAAAGAGTTCTTAGCAGCAATCATCGAATACAAAGACAATGTAGAGATTGCTAAGTTAAAAGGACTCAAGAAACCTCCTGTAGGTGAATACATAGGATCATGTTTTTTAAAGATAGCACAACATTTATCATATAAACCTAATTTTGTCAACTATATGTTTAAAGATGACATGATAGGTGATGGTATAGAGAATTGTATTACATACATTGATAACTTTGATCCTAATAAATCTAGAAACCCTTTTGCATACTTTACACAGATAATTTACTATGCATTCTTACGTAGGATACAAAAGGAAAAGAAACAAGTAGATATAAAAACTAAAATTATAGAGAAGTCAGGACATAACGAACTATTTTCTGCTGATGCTTATGGAAATAAAGCAGAGTATGAAGGTATTAAGACATCACTTGAACAGAGGTATAGGCAATGATTGAGAAAATTTTCTTTGTGTTTAGTATATGCTATTGTGTATATGTTTTTTATAGATATTTTACAAAACCAATAATATGATAGGAATTATTACTGATCAACACTTTGGATTACGTAAAGGTAGCAAAGTGTTCCATGACTATATGGAAGAATTTTATAATGATACATTCTTTCCTACTCTAGAGAAAAACAATATTAAAACATTGTTAGATCTAGGAGATACCTTTGACAATAGAAAACAAATAGATTTCTGGTCACTAAACTGGGCAAAAGAAAAGTACTTTGATGTTCTTGCTGACATGGGTATTAAAATATATTCTTTAGTTGGTAACCATACTGCTTATTATAAAAACACGTTAAACATTAACACAGTTGATTTACTTATGAGTCACTATAATAATGTTGAATGTATAGAAAAAACAACCACTCTTAATATAGAAGGTTTAGATATCTGTTTTGTTCCTTGGATTTGTATAGAAAATGAAGTAGAAACATATGAGGAGATAGACAGCACTAAAGCAGAAATATGTATGGGTCACTTAGAGTTTAAAGGATTCGAGGCACATGCTGGTTTTATTATGGATCATGGTATAAGTATAGAAAAGTTTGATAAGTTTAAGAATGTTTATTCTGGTCACTTTCATACTAGATCTAGTAATGGCAATATAAGATATCTTGGTAATCCTTATCAGACATATTGGAATGACTATTCTGAGGCAAGAGGATTCCATTTATACAATACAAAAACTAGGCGATTGAAATTCATACAAAATCCTCACTATATGTTTGAGAAGATTTTCTATGATGATTCTACTACAAACTATCAAACCTTAAACGTTGAGAAATATAAGAATAAGTTTATAAAACTCATAGTTGAAAAGAAAGATAACTATTATGAATTTGACAATTTAATAGAACGACTCTATAATATAGGGATACATGATTTAAAAATTATTGACAACACAGTTCAATTTGTCCCAGAAACTGGCGACATCGAGATAGAGGGAACTCTAACATACTTAGAAAAGTATATTGACCACCTTGATTATCATGGCAAAGACAATTTAAAATCAATTGTCAATTCCATATATACAGAATCCATCCAACTAGAATAATGTTTATTTTAACAATAAAAGGAAAGGAGGATGAAGGTGCATATGCTCCCAACGTTGGATCAAATAATGTTTTGTATCTGTTTGAGGAGGAAGAAGATGCAGAAAGACATGCTGAATTACTAAAGGCAGAAGATTATCCTGACATGAGGATCATTCAAGTTGAATCTGATATTGCTATACAAATATGTGAAGACCATGGATATACTTATTGTGTAGTTACCCCTGATGACATTATTATTCCACCCAGAGTATGATTGAATTTAAAACAATAAAATGGAAAAACCTCCTGAGTACAGGAAACAACTTTACTGAAGTAAATCTAAATGGTCATGAAAGAACATTGATCGTTGGAGAAAATGGTTCTGGTAAATCAACCATTTTAGATGCACTATGTTTTTCATTATTCAGTAAACCATTTCGTAAAATTAATAAGAGTCAACTAGTCAATACAGTTAACTGTGGAGATTGTAAAGTTGAGTTAGAGTTTGATATTGGAAAAACACAATGGAAAGTGGTAAGAGGAATAAAACCAAATGTATTTGAAATTTATAAGAACGGTACATTACTAGATCAATCCTCTGCAACTAATGATCAACAGAAGTGGTTGGAACAGCATGTTCTGAAAATGAACTATAAATCATTTACTCAGATAGTTGTACTAGGATCAAGTACCTTTGTTCCCTTTATGCAGTTGTCTGCACCAGGTAGAAGAGATGTTATAGAAGACATACTTGATATAAGAATATTCTCTACAATGAATCTTATATTAAAGGAAAGAATTAAAGTTAATAAAGAAGAAGTGTTTGATGTGGAAAATGCTATATCTTTATTAAAGGACAAAGTTATAGTACAGAAAACACTGATAGAGGATTTAAGAAAACAAAGTCAGAGTAATGTATCTCACTGGAATGAGAACATAGAATCATTAAAACAACAGATTGCTATAGCAGAAGAAGAGATAGAACTTGATATGAGAGAGGTAGATAGTTTGACATTTGAATTGTCAGAGGGAGAAGATCCTTCTGAAAGGATACAGAACCTAAGAGATTTTAAAGTAAAATTTAATAGTAAGATTAAAGATCTAACAAAAGAAATTAAATTCTTCAAAGGTAATCCAAGTTGCCCAACCTGCCATCAGGATATAAAATTTGATTTACGTGATACTATGGTATCTACTGATGAGGATAAAGTTTCTAAGTTAAATGAAGCATTAGATAAAATTGCAAAAGAACATAAACTGTTAGATAAAGATTTAACTGAACGTAATGAGATATCTACTCTTATTAAAGAATCTCAGATTAAAATAAAACAATCTCTTAGTGATATAAACTGGAAGACAAAGAAAATAAAAGAGATAGAGAAAGAAATTGAATCTATAAAAACTGATGATGGTTCTGTTGACAAAGAAAAAGATAAGTTATTAAAGATAATACAACAAGGTAGAGAAAAAGAAATACTAAGAAAGGAAGTCATTAACAAAAGAGAAGATCTTAAGATGGTGTCAGAGTTTCTTAAGGACGGAGGTGTTAAGTCATCTATTATTAGAAAATACCTACCTGTAATGAATGATCTTATTAATAAATACCTTCAGAAGTTAGAGTTCTATGTCAACTTTAATCTTGATGACATGTTTAATGAAACAATTAAGTCAAGGTTTAGAGACGTATTCTCTTATGCTTCTTTCTCTGAAGGAGAGAAGATGAGAATTGATTTAGCGTTACTCTTTACATGGAGAGAGATTGCTAAACTAAAGAATTCAGTTAATACAAATATTCTTATCCTTGATGAGATCTTTGATAGTTCCTTGGACAATAATGGTACACAGGACTTTATGAAGATACTATACAATATCACTGATGGTAATAATGTGTTTGTTATCTCACATAAAGGTGAACAGATTGTCGATAAGTTTAACAATGTGATAGAATTTACTAAGTACAAGAATTTCTCTAAACCCAAACAGTACGATGGCACAACTTCCGAACTGGCAACATCACTCTAAGAAACAGCAGAAGCGTACCTTGAAGCCACAAGCACTACGTCAAGCAAGAAAACGACGTGGACAGTTATTAAAGTGTCTACTCAACCGTCCCAAGGGGCGGTTTTCTCATTATAATGGTAATATAATAATCAAACAGTCATGAAAAACTTTGAAGTAAAAGACAATCTTGCTAAACTACTAGCAACAGAAAACCTCATAGTTGAGCACAGACAAGTATCTACTGCATTCTTTAATGTAGAAACTAGAGTCCTATGTTTACCTATGTGGGATGCATCTGAGAATGTTTATGATATGCTTGTAGGTCATGAGGTTGGTCATGCATTATACACACCAGTAGAAGAATGGAAGAAAGGTAGATATGAAGATGTTCCTCCTTCATTTGTAAATGTAATAGAGGATGCACGTATTGAGAAGTTAATGAAGAGAAGATATGGTGGTCTATC